CACCTCCCGCTGCGCCCCGCGGCCGCCGCCCAGGCCGCCCGGCCCACCGGCCGCCAATGGTGACCCCACCCATGCCCAAGACCCCCGCCCAACCCGCCGCCATGGACCAGCTCACCATCGACCAGCCCACCCCCACCGAGTCCCAGCCGGCGCCCAAGCCCGCTGCCACCCGCCACGTGCTCAGCGAACTCTTCTCCGACCCCGACCTCGTCGACATCATCTTGGCCCGCTTCCTGGAACTCATTCCAAATGAGGCGGATAGCACCAACATCCGGTTGGCCAAGGCCGCTGTGCGAAGGGATTTCGGTGGCATTGATACATACGTAAGGATGTTTGATGGCAGCCCAGCGGACCGCAAAGAGGAAGTCGCGGAAAAAGTGCGCCGAATGTTCGACGGCCGTAACGCTACCCAGATCGCCCGCATCCTCAACATCAGCCGCGCCACCGTCTACCGTTGCCTAAAGCAGCCTGGTCTGTCTGAACGGGACTAATCGTCTCACCGTCCCGTAGCGCGTGACACTCCCCATCGGCCATGCTCGCTGGCCATGGCGTATACACAAGCCGACCTCGACAGCCTCAACGCGGCAATCATCGGCTCCGAGCTCGAAGTCGAATACCAAGGCCGCCGCGTGCGCTTTCGCTCGGTAGCCGAGCTGCGCGCCGCCTACGAGCACGTCAAGGGCGAGCTCTCGGCCACCAAGACCACCGCCCGCACCGGCCCTTACCGCTTCACCTTTACCACCCAGCGGGACTGACCCAGCATGGCCATGCCCCGCATGCAACCCGACCCCCAGGTCACCACGCTCGACCGCCTCATCGGCTGGATCAGCCCCCGCGCCGGCCTCTCGCGCCACTTCGATCGCATCCGCCTGCAGCGCGCCTACGACGCCGCCAGCCCCCGCGACCCGTGGAAGCCCCGCCGCTCCGGAGCCAGCGCCAACACCGACCACCAGGCCGACGCCGCCACCCTGCGCAACAAGGCCCGCGCGCTGGTGCAGAACGTCCCCTACATCCGCGCCGCCCTCGGGGCCCTGGTCTCCAACACCGTCGGCACCGGCATCGTCACCTACTCCACGTCCAAGCGCCACGCCGACACCATCAACGCGCTGTACGCCGAATGGTCCCAGGTCTGCGACGCCGACGGCCGGCTCGACCTCTACGGCATGCAGGCCGCCGCCGACCGCGCCATGGAGCAGGACGGCGAAGTCCTCATCCGCCTGCGCCCGCGCTACGCCAGCGACGGCTACCCAGTGCCGCTGCAGCTCCAGCTCATCGAGATCGACTGGATCGATACAGCCCGCATGACCGGCGCCGTCGGCAACAACACCATCATCAACGGCATCGAGTACGACATCTTCGGCGCCCCCGCCGCCTACTGGCTGTGGGATCGCCACCCCGGCGAGCAGGTCGGCACCCTGCGCTCGGCCATGCGCACCCAAAGCACGCGTATCCCCGCCAGCAGCATCATCCACCTCTTCTCGCCCGATCGGCCGGGCGCCGGCCGCGGCATCACCCGCCTGGCCTCGGTCATCCCCCGCGTGCGCGACCTGCAGCTCTACGAGGACGCCGAGCTCGCCCGCAAGAACCTCGAGTCCCGCCTCGGCGTGCTGGTCAGCGGCGACGTGTCGTCCATGGCCAACCCGGTGGCCTACAACACGGCGGCCGACCCGGACGCCGCGGCACGCACGGGCGACCTCGGCCAGCTCCCCAGCGGCGGCATCGTCGGCGTGCCGCCAGGCGTCAACATCACCACCATCGCCCCGCAGCCCGCCGCCGGCTACGTCGACTACGTCAAGCAGCAGCTCCACCTCATCGCCGTCGGCATGGGTGTCACCTACGAGATGCTCACCGGCGACATGCGCGACGTCAACTTCAGCAGCGCCCGCGTCCGCCTCATCGACTTCCGCCGCGAGATCGAGGCCCTGCAGTGGCTCTGCCTGGTGCCCCGCCTGTGCCTGCCCATCTGGCGCGCCTTCATCGACGCCGCCGTGCTCGCCGGCAAGATCCCGCGCCCCGACTACGCATGCGACCACAGCATGCCCAAGTGGGACTACGTCAACCCCCAGCAAGACGCCGACTCCGAGCTCACCCTCATCGGCGGCGGCCTGCTCACCATCAGCGAAAGCCTGCGCCGCCGCGGCTACAAGCCCGACGTCGTCTTCGCCGAGCTCAAGTCCGACTTCGACAAGCTGCGCGAGCTGGGCGTGCTGGACGTGCTGCTCGCCATGCAAGGCAAGGCCACCGCCGCCAAGGCGGCCGACCCGGCCTCGGCCACCGGCGCCGCCACCAGCAAATAGCCCCAGGCGCCACTGACCACAAGGACCCACGATGTTCTTCGCCCCCAACACACCGAGCTTTCCGGACCGCGCCGAGACCGTCACCACGTCCGACAGCACCACCTTCAACGCCTCGGCCATCGTCGCCCTGGTCGGCGGCGACATCAAAGTGCAGCCCGCCGGCGGCGGCAGCCCGGTCGTGTTCTCCGGCTGGCCTGCCTTCGTGCCGCTGCCCGTGATGTGCACCAAGGTCTGGGCCACCGGCACCACCGCCACCGGCATCATCCGGACGTACTGACATGCCGATGGCGCTCGGCCTGGGCCTCGGCCTGCCCTACCTCGGAGCGGCTTGCGGGCCTTACCCTGCGCTCGACCTGAACTTCATCGCGATGGCAGCGAGCGGGGTGCTCGACCCCCGCATCACGTTCAGCCGGGGCGGCCTCGCCACGCTCACGGACGCGGCGGGGAACGTGGCGTATGCGCCGCATAACCTGTTCCTATGGTCGAACGACCTGAGTAATGCGGACTGGCAGAAGGTCGGCGCGACGACCACCGCGAATGCTGGTGTTGACCCACTGGGTGGGAACACTGCGACACGGGTCCAATTCAATGCCGGCGACAACTTCGTCTACAAGGCAAACGGCGCACCGGCTGCCGGGACGTTCTACACGATTGCCTGCTGGGTCAAGAGCAACACCGGAACGGCTCAAACCTTCCGTCTGTTCGGCGAAGGAACGGCTGCACGCTCTTCCGATTTCACGGCCACCACCTCTTGGCAACAGTTCAATTTCTCTAGAACCGCTGGTGGCGGAACGTCGATTGGCCTGAATACGGGGTCTGGCGGCGCTGCTGCTGATCTGCTGGTTTGCTTTGCACAACTCAACGTCGGCCCCCTCCAGCCCTACTACCCGACCACCTCGTCGGCCTATCACGGCCCGCGCTTCACCTACGACGCGACGACGCACGCGGCGCTGGGCCTGCTGATCGAGGAGCAAAGATCCAACTTGTTCCTATGGTCACGAGACTTCAGCAATGCGGCCTGGACGAAGCAGGCATCTGGATGTACTTCGGTCCTTAACGCAGCCGGAGTCGATGGTGTTGCCGCGTCAGCATCGACGATAACCGAGGCTGCACTTAGCGTTCCGAGGTCCATATACCGGGCGGTGAGCGGGGCTGCCGGGGCATTCTCGCAGTCTGTTTCATTCAAGCAGACAACCGGCCCGACAAGATACTTGCGACTCGTAATCGCATCGAGCGCGAACGATTTCGGATACGTGACGGTCAACATGACGACCGGGGCTGTAGCACAGGCGGCTGGCGTGAAGGGTACGGCTACGTCTGCGTCAGCGGTTGTCACAAGCCAGCCGGCAACTGGAATGTGGCGTGTGTCGTTGTCTTGCACGCTGGCCGCAGCGCCGACAATTGCGTTTTTCGTTCCGCTCGATGCTACTCCGACCGTTGTGGTTGGAGACTATGGCCGAGATCAATACGTTGGTGACGGAACAACCAACTGGGTGCTCGATGCGGCGCAGTTTGAGGCTGGAGCATTCGCCACCTCCTACATCCCCACGACCAGCGCCACCGTCACCCGCGCCGCCGACAGCGCGACGATGACGGGCACGAATTTCTCTAGCTGGTTCAACGCGAGCGCGGGGACGTTTGTCGCTGATGTGCGGTCGGCCGGTATCACTGACGCGCAGCGCGGGATCGTGGCTGCATCGGACGGGACCACCTCGAATCGTGCCGCCATCTACTTCGGCGCTGGATCAACCGACCTCGTTGGTCGTATCTCCATCGGCGGGACTGGGTACTTCCCTGCGACGATGACTGGTGCGGCTGGGGCTGGTGCTAGACGGTTCGCTATCACGTACTCCAGTGGGCGCGGTCAGATTGCTGCGGGTGGCGCTGTTGGATCAGCCCCGTCGTCACCATCCGGGACGCTCTCGGCGGCCACCCAGCTCGACATCGGCCAAGTCCCTGGCGGCGGAACCCAGGCATGCGTACCGATTGCTCGCATCCGCTTCTACAGCACGCCATTTACCGACGCGCAGCTCATCGCAGCGACGACCTAACCGGACACGAACATGAAAGTCCAAATCGACCAGATCAGCGGCATCGCTCCGACCGAAGTCATCTTCAGTGGCGATGTCGGTGGACGGTCATTCGAGGGCACCGTTAGGTACAACTTCCTCCCGGGCGCGGCGTCCATCAGCGTCATCTGGTCCGCTGACGGCTCCGACGCATTCGGCAGGGACTTTGATCCGCCAATCGAACTGAGCCACATTGACTTGGTTCGGATTGGGCTTGCCACTTGGGAACAGACATGAATATCGACATCACCGTCCAGGCTGCAACCGATGCGGCACTCGTCACCCTGCTGCTCCAGCATGGCGTCCTCATCACTGGCGAGGGCGGAGCGCGACCAGCAAACGGCGTGTTGTACTCACACATCGGCCAAGCCACGCTCGACGGCGTGCTGCTCGACGGTGCCTATGCGTTCATCGGCATCGACGACGATGCCTTCGGCAAGGCCGAGGCGGCGCAGCTGCTGGTTGACCTGGCTGCACACCGCTACACCGGGCCGGATCTGCGTGTGCGGATGGGTGGGGCAAGCTATGCCCCCGACACCATCCAGGCCATCAAGAACGAGCGCGACCGGCGCATCCAGACCAGCGGCTACAAGGTCGGGAGCGATTGGTTCCACAGTGATCTGACCAGTCGCACGCAGCAAATCGGCCTCGTCATCATGGGCGCGTCGATCCCTGCCGGCCTCAAGTGGAAGACGATGGGCGGCACGCTCGTCTCAATGACGCCGACGCTCGCCCAGCAGGTATTCGGCGCAGCAGCTGCGCAGGACGCGGCCCACTTCGCCGTGGCCGAGGCGGCGAT